TGCGTACGAAGAATGGCGGCAGAAAAACACCTCATGGGCATGGGTATTTAGATACCGCGAATTTTTTCAGGGAGTAGCCAAAGAAGAATTCGAAATGGCAATGAGCGAAGCAAGGAGCTCCTTGAGGAAGACATTCGAGTTAAGCATGGACAAGAAAGTGGTTTACGCCTGGTATGATAATTTCCACGCTGCTCTTCGCACCGCAGGAATGTTTCCTAACCGCGACATGTTTTCCGAAAAAAATCTTTATGGCTTTCTCTGGATGGGAGCGAGTGGTGACGACTCTATTTCGGAAGACTATGGTGTATATCCAGACAACCTTTACACTTCTCGGCTTCCAACACCGGCTACAATAACAAGCCATGTGTTGTCCATACCAAATGATGTCATCTCCGGTGATCACGGTCTGGGTGCAGCCTATGCGCTCGGCACGGGTTATAGTCAAAAATGGATTGATTGGGAGACTACGGACGAAGTGGAAGGGAGAGGTCAGATCTTTGGCGACAAAATGGAGCCTGCATTCATCAATCAGCCGGTAAAACCATACGTCCCATACACTCCCAGGAATACGCTACCCGGGGTTGAGAACCGTACCGGCGCGAAATGGGACACCCATTGGCCATACAAAGGTGGATATACTCTGGTGAAGTCGATTCCAGGTCTTGCTGCTTCATATCAAGGAAATACATTCACTCGGATTGATGGAACCACATTTGAAGTTGAGCTCGGACCGAAAGGGATTGAGAAGGTATCGAAGCAGTGGATTAAGGCAGATTTTATATCGCTTAAAAACGTCGGCGAAGCTGCAAAAACCCGTGTTGAGATAGCTGCACAGAGCCAAAACACCGAACATATGAAAAAATATTATCCTGAATATAGTGAGGGCCTTGAGGAAGCTGGGATAGAAGCAGAAGAGACCAGTGCAGAATGATTAATAATACATTGTCAATGTAGCCATTATACTTTACTCATGTATTATATTGATAAAAAGTTTCTAGGGACACCTCATCATCTAATATACCGTGAAGGTAACTTTGTTCCTATTAATTTGCCTCCCGATAATTCACTTGTTGAGGATGGCACAACAGATCCAGGTACACTGCAGTCATTTTTACAAATTTCTAATAATCAAAATTTTTTAATCCCTGATAACATTTTGAAGACATTGCTGACATGCGGAATTCCTAAGGAACAAGCGGGTTTAAGTTATCTGATTAGGGACAAAGAGTTGTCAAAGCTATTAGTAAAATTTCAGCAAGGTGTTGAACCACAACTCAGCCAGTCTATGAATTATATTGGGACATACATAAAAAACATCAAGACGCTTAATGCTTGTTCACCAATGAAATTTTTTAAACAGGCTCCTAACGTCAAGATGTGTTCCAGTGGTTTTACCGAGCCAGTGGTATATGACACCACAACAACAAAGACAGGAAGAATGAGTGTAGTTTCAGGTCCTAATGTACTAACACTTCAGAAAAATTTTAAGAAAAATCTAAAGTCAAGATTTGAAGCCGGCAAAATAGTTGAAATTGATTATTCAGCCCTTGAACCCCGTGTTGCTCTTGCAGTTGCTGGTTCTGAAATTGCACAGTGTGAAGATCTATATTCAACCATAGGTCAGATGATTAAAATTTCTGATAGGGCAGTTGTCAAGCAGCTTGTTATATCATTTTTGTACGGCGCCGGCATGTCTACCATGCAAAAACTGACTAATTTGTCATTTAAAAATCTTAAAGTACAGCTTGATAAAGTGAAAAAACTGTTTCAACAAGATCAGCTAATCCAACGCTTAAAAAGTGAACTTGCCATCACTGGGAGTTTTCAGAACCATGCTGGTAGAGTAGTTTTTCCTGGATCGGACAAGAATGGTATAATTTTTAATAATTATTGCCAGTCAACAGCTGTTGATGTGGCTCTTTCTGGTTTTTCTAATTTGCTTAAAGATATTCAAGATCTTAGGTTGGAAACTGTGCCTTTGTGTTTCATTCATGACGCAATTTTGTTGGATATTCCTGCAAAAGAGCTAGAGAGTGTAAAACAATTAGCACTGAAGCTACATACTTATTTGGGAATTAGTTTTCCGGCTAAATTTACTATTATTAATGATTGAGACAAATGATTACTGAACTTAAAATACGAAAACAAATTAGAAAAATTCTTTTAGAAAATGAAAAGACCCGGCGCCCGGGGCGTGGTGGATATAAACGAGAAATTCAGGCAGCCGGTGCGCTTGCACAGAAAAATCCCGGTGAACTAATGAAGCGTCTTGGAATTTCCCTGGTTTCTGGAAAGGATGATATTGAAAAGCTCAATAATCTGATGTCACAAGCTGTAACAGGGACAGAATCATCGGAAGTTATGAAGACAGTGTTTGGTGAACCTCAACCTCGAAAAGACAAAGTAGGTGGTTACAAGGGTCTTCGCATCCCTGTTAGTGTTATTCCATCACGTGATGCAAGAAAATATCTCGAGCACACGCTGGTAGGTGCCCAAGCGTCATCTACGGCTCTATTTGTTGATGACATTCAAATAGAAATTTTGGGAAATGATATTTTGCTTTATTTTTCACCAAAACCTTATTCTTGGGGTCACACTTTGAAAGCCAGAAAACAACAAGAGAAAAAGAAAGATGAAACCGATGTCGAAGGTAAAAAGCATGTTATCGGTGAACCGGATATGAATCCTGATCGTGAATCAGAAGATAAGGACCGTGATGAAGCATCAGTCTCAGGCATGGTGTCCGGACCTGTTACTCCATTAGGCACTGGTGCTACATATCCTGATAAGCCGCAAAAAAAACCACAATCAGCCGCAGAAATAACCGGCCGCGCATTTGGTGATGCGAAACCAGTTAAGAAAAAAAATAAAAATTGAACATTTACATCTTGTAGTTTAAACTATAACAGTGGTTTTGTTGACCACATTTAACATTTGCACATTTAAAAATTTGGAGGTTAAAATGGCAATTGATCTTGATGCGATTCGTCGCAGGCTCAACCAGCTTTCTGGAACAAACTCTCGGCGTGACACAATGTGGCGCCCTACTGAAGGTGAAGAAGCAACAGTCCGGCTTCTTTCTTTTTCCGATAATGACGGTCAACCGTTTAAGGAACGCTGGTTTTATTATAACATTGGAAACAACCCAGGGCTTCTTTCACCACACCAATTTGGTCAACCTGATCCGATTCAAAATTTGATTAATGAGCTTCGTAATGATAATGAAAATAAGTCTTCTTATGATTTAGCAAAGAAGCTCTATCCAAAGATGCGTGTTTATGCTCCAGTCATCGTCCGTGGCGAGGAGGATAAAGGCGTCAGGTTGTGGGCTTTTGGAAAGATGGTGTATCAATCACTTCTTAATATTATGCTTGATGAAGACTACGGTGATATTACCGATCCCACTTCAGGCCGGGATATTAAGGTTAGCTGTACTAAGGCACCAGGCCGGCAGTGGGCAACAACTGAAGTTCGACCAAGAGGAAAACAGTCAAAACTTTCAACTGATTCCAAACAGTCAAAGCAATGGACAGGTTCTATTCCAAACCTTGATGAGATGTATAGTTGCAAGAGCTATGATGAGCTTGAGAATATTATTAATGCGTGGCTCAATGGCGGAGATGATACAAGTTCTGAGATGGGCTCAACCCGAGGTAATGTAGGTACTACAACTACCACCGAAGCAAACAAAGCAACTACAAAACAAAAGGTAAGTAGTAATATCGATGAAGCATTTGCTGATTTGGCAGCTGAGTTTGATGATATGTAGTATTATTCAAACACCAGTTAGGTAATTTTTAGAGGCTGCAAAATGCAGCCTCTTTTTTTTGTACAAGAAGCATTTTAATGTTAAAGTTAAAAAACAAGGAGCATCATTTATGGCAAAAAAACAACCTTCTAATAGTGATGATTTTACTAGTGATCTCATTAAACAGCTAAACAAAGAACACGGCGCTAAAGTTGCTTATAATTTAGAAGCCGACGATTCTCCAACTCACGTTAACCGTTGGATTAGCACCGGATCAAAGCAACTTGATTATATAATTGCAAATAGGACCAACGGCGGCTTACCGGAGGGTAGAATTGTAGAAATTTTTGGACCTCCAAGTATTGGAAAGTCGCATATAGCAATTCAAGTTGCCAGGTCAACACAAGAGCTGGGTGGGATTGTAGTATATATTGACACGGAAAATGCGACAAGTGTAGAAAACTTAAAGTACCTCGGGGTTGATATTTCGAAGAGATTCGTATATGTTGACACCCACTGTACAGAAGAAGTACTGTCGATTGCCGAGTCAACAATTATGAAGGCTAGAGCAATGGAGAAGAATGTTCCGATCACAATTATTTGGGATTCAGTTGCAGCATCATCTCCAAAGGCAGAGCTAACAGGTGATTATGATCAAAATTCAATTGGATTACAGGCACGTGCAATTTCAAAAGGCATGAGAAAAATTAATGGAATAATTGCAAATCAAAATGTTTTATTTATTTGCTTAAATCAGATTAGGACAAAGATTGGTGTTATGTATGGTGATCCTACTACGACACCTGGTGGTAAAGCAATTCCCTTCCACTCTTCAGTGAGAATTAAGCTCGGTGCTGGGCAAAGAATAGAAAACAAGGACAAAGAAGTTATTGGTATTCATGTTTCTGCCAAGACAATCAAGAATAAAGTAGCTCCTCCATTTAGAGTTGCCAATTTTGAGATTCATTTTGGGAAAGGGATCGTTGAACATGAACAGGTGTTTGATTTGTTGAGAAAGCATTGTAAGGATAATGGACCAGTTGAAATATGTAACCATGTGATCAGCGTTGAGGGTACCTCTGCATGGAAAACGCTTAACGTTGTAAACGCAAAAACTGGCGAAGAGGTTTTAGCAAAGAAATTTTATAAAGCTGATTTCGGTGAGGTGTGGGCAGATACACAATATGAGAAATATGTCGACGCGCTTCTTGAAAATGCTCTCGTAAGAAAAATGTCAAGTGATGAAGATATTGATTTCGATTCAGAATCATATTCAGAGGTTGAAGCGCTTGCCAGTGACCTAAGCATGCAAGATGATCTTGGATTATGACAGATTATCTAATTGTTGATGGCCTTAATGTCTTCATGCGTCACTTTGCGGCAAATCCTACGACAAGCGGAAACGGTGAAAGTGTAGGAGGTGTAGTAGGCTTTTTAAGAGGTCTGAAAAATTTAATTGATATGTTCTGCCCACAACATGTTATAATAACTTGGGAAGGCGGTGGCAGCCCTCGGCGACGTGCTTTAGATGCAGGCTACAAACAATCCCGCCGTCCGGTAAAGTTAAACAGATGGTATGACGAAATACCGTCCACCGTGGGTAATAGAAACCAACAACTTAATTTATTGATAAAATTTTTGAGATTAGGTCCAGTTAACCAGATTTATGTTCCAGACTGTGAGGCTGATGATATAATAGGTTATCTTTCTGGATTTGAGATAAAAGACAAGAATATTATGATAATAACGTCAGACAAGGATTATTACCAGCTCATAAACGACAATGTAAAAGTTTGGTCGCCAGGTCAGAAAAAGATCATTACACAAGATGATGTTTTACAAAAATTTGGTGTTACTACAAAAAATTTCTGTGCTGCAAGATGTTTTTGTGGCGATTCGTCTGATGGTATTAGTGGTGCATCGGGGGTAGGGTTCAAAACACTTTCAAAAAGAATTTCTTCGCTATCGTCTGATGACGAAATGTCAGTGACTGACATAGTTAATGTAGCAGATGAGCTTGGTAAGTCTTCCAAGCTCAAGATTTATAAAAGCATTGTTGCACATCATGATCGTGCAAAATTAAACTGGAAGCTTATGTACCTCGGAACAAACAATTTGTCAGGTGATCAAATCAACAGAGTGAAGTTTCAAATTGGGCAAAAGCCACCGAAATCAAAAAAACTAGATTTTATACGGCTTCTACAAAAAAATCAAATTGTCAATTTTGATGTAAATTCTTATTTTATGTCATTAAATTTAATTACTAATAATTTTTAAACGAGGGTTAAATGTCATCAGAACAAACAGTTCTAAAGCCAAAGTCGGGTATCGCTCACTTTCATTCCTATGGTAAACACTTCCAGGAAAAGGTATTTCAAGGTTTACTGACGGATCATTCTTGGGCATCACAAATGCTTGAAGTAATGCTTCCAGATTTTT